TTATTCTCCATTAAGAACTCTCTTTAAAGCTGAATCTATAGTATCCGTATCATCTGGATATTTTATATGCAATGCTGTTGATTCTGCAATAGCAGCAGAGTATGAGGTTTGTACTGACTGCTTAATATGAGAATCATCAATAGAATCAATATAATCCTGTTGACGTTGTTTAGCTTCTTTTATTATCTTATAATATTCTTCTTCTGTTAAGCTTTGTTTTACATCTTCCTGCATATTTTCCTTTATAGAATATTGAAGACTGTCTAAACTAAACTTATTGCTGAAGTCTTTTCCGTTTATAGTTAAAATAATTTCAAATTCACCAGTAGTTGCGTCTGCTGTAGGTACTTGGGATAGATAATGAATTCTTTTTGTTTCCAAAGGATTTATTAAAGCATATTTTTCTAAATTAGTTCCATCAGTACTTTCTACAAGGGAAAGACAAGGATACTCAACATTTTTGATTTTTATTCTTGTATTTATCATATCTCCAGCTACTTCAGCTTTATTCATCAAGCTATATACTTCAAAGATTACATCTATATAGATATTCTCATCACTTTCTACAATATAGGTGGTAGAGTTCTTGTTGCTAATTGGAGGCTTAATTTTTCGACCCGCATTAATTTCAGCTAAAGAATATTCACAGATTCCAGAAACTTTATTACGTCCTCCTGCAACAACAAACAATTCAGGATTGTTAATATTCTTATTTTCAGTATTCTCTTCATCTATAACATTGTCACTACCTTGATTTATATTATTCTTTTCTTCTTCTCCAGGTAAACTATCTTGATTTCTATTACCTTCTTCTTTTTCTATAGATGTTTGAGTTTCTTTATTAGATTTAGAAATGTTATATTTTTGTTCGCATGAGATAAGAGAAAAAGATAATAATGTTAATAATAATAATTTTAAAATTAGCTTTTTATTCATTTCAAATCTCCTCACAATATAATACAATTATGAGTTAATTATAGCATATTTTGTAAATACCATACTATTTAATTTTCAAAAATTACTTTTCCAATTTTGCAAGTATTTCTATAACTTCTTCTCTATATCTAACTGGTACTTGCTCTATTGTTTTAAGTCCTCTTTGTACCAAATCACTCATAATTGAAGGATTTTTCACACATATTTTTATTAATAAACTTTCATTTTTTCATTAACTCATATATCTCATATTCACTTATAGTACGCATGAAAGAATATAAAATAAATTCACTTACAGTCATTCCTTTTTTTCTTGCTATAGTTTTTATTTTTAATTTTTCATCTTCTGAAACTCTTATCTGGATTAATTCTTTTTTACTCATTTATCTACATCTCCAACGCTAATTTGTAATACTTGTAATTACAATATCATAGCTCTATAAGAAAAATTAGTCGGACTTTAGGGCATATGCCCTACTTTCAAAACATAAATTTAGACAAAAAAATTAGGGCATATTCCCCTAAAAATAAAAAAGATTATATCTTTAATAGACATAATCTTTTTTAACTTCCTTGGTCAATTTAGTTATTGCACCTCACTTACTGGTGGAGATTTACCGCTCTTTTAGTTTCTCGCTTAATGGTGGAGATTCACCCATTTTTATTATATTATAATTAATCAATTAGGCCCATTAAAGCCCTTAAATAACATTATACCAAAATTAAATAGTAAATTATAGGATTTTATTACTATTTATTCCTTGATAAAATTTAACTATAATTATTTTGAAATTAAGGGAGAGGATAATATGGAAAACTTATTCAAAAAAATCGCTTTAACTCTAACATTAACTATGTTTAGTACAATGATTCCTTTTTCAGTTAAAGCTAGTGCTGAAGAAAATCAAAACCCAATCACAAGAGCATGGCCTGGAAGACCTGGAGGGAATGGTGATGGCTCAGAAGAATGGTTACAAGGAAACTATGGAGAACCTAATGGACCATTTAAAACTTTATATACTAGTCAAGGTCGTGTGTCAGATCTAAATACCCAACAATCAGTTGCAGATGGAATAGGCGTTGCAATAGTAGACTTATTATCAGGAAATGTATTCAAAGGAACAGCTGCTTTAATAACTAGCGGAGCAATTTCAGCTATGGGAATTGCAGCAACTATAAAAGGTTATTATGATGGGAATTACTATAAATCAGTAACATATATTTCTGGAAGATGTATGAAAACAGTAATAACAACTTATGAATACAACAACTATACTGGATATATAAAAACATATGAAAAGTGGACAAAATGGTAAAAAAATTTTCAAAAAAATTTTTATATTCTTCTCATACATTAGGATATATTTGTTCAATTCTAATTAGAAACAATAATAATTTATACTTATTCATAATGCCAATTCTATTTTCATTTATATCTCTTATTATTTATATAGTTTTATATAAAAATAAAATAAATGAAAAATATATACTAATCCATATTTTAATAGATTTTGCATTTCTAATATGGATGACTTATTTTTTATAAAAACTAAATTAATTACAAAAATAATAATAGAAATAGAGTAAAAATATTTACTCTATTTCTAGCTCATCCACTAACTTTTTATTAACCTTTTCCTTTTCTTCAGGCGTAAGCTCTCTTATATTACTATTTTCATACTCATTCTTCGCCCATAAATAGCACATCATAATTTCATAATACACTCTACCATCTATTAAATCCCCACTAATTCCTGGTGGGTCTTCATGTATTTTATATTCAGCTAATTTTACTGGTAAAACTGTTGCCATTGGGTGACCTATTAAAAAACCACAATCTGTTGGTACTCTATTTGATGTTACTTTTAAAACAGACATTCCATCATATTCAGCTATTATTCCTTTTATTTTCATATCATGACCTATGTCAGTTTCCATTGCTATATCTTTTGATTTTTTTATTACTCTATATGTTGCTGGAGTAACTAATAAAAATCTAACTTCTTGTGGTACTTCGCTTTCGTCTAATGCTTCTGTTCCTGAATCCACCACCATTAAACTAATACATAATCAAAGTCATATTACATATTTTAAGTAGATTATCTTCTTTTTTAATAGATTATAATTCATTACTAATCTCACTTATCACTCTTTTAAATCTAATATATATGTAATTTGTTCTGAAAATGACATTAATTCCTCTAATTCTGAATCAAATATATATCTTATTTCTGATTTATTATTCCCTCTTATTTCTGCTAAACAGCCACTATAAGCTGGTTCTACAGTTAAAATTGATACCTCAGTTAAATCAATATCTACTAGATATCTTCTTTTCAAGCCATTTTTTAGATTTTCCCACTTATCTTTTTTGGCAAAAAATCCAAATGACCAACCTTTTATATTATTTAATCTAGCCTCTTTTATAACTTCTTTATCATAAATTCTACATTTAACCCTTAATCCTATTGCATCTTCATACAATTCTAAATTACCTTTTTTAATTGATCCTAATTCTTTTTCTTCCTCATGATTAAATAATAATTTAACATCATCAGCTTTTCTTAATGCCCTACTCCAAACTCTTGGTAATACTTGTTCAATAAAATCGCCAGTAGCAGCATGTATTTTTTTACTATCCCTAGCAACTGCATTTACATATCCTTCTACTAGAATAGAATCTTTTTTCACCCTAATTTCCATAAAATTATTCCTTATTAACTATAGATTTTAATATTTCAAAAACACTGTTAGGATTTGTTGAACATACATCGAAAGCTGTCCTACTATATCCACAGTTAGTAATATTTGTACCTTTCAATATGTCACTTGATATTTTAACGCATTGTGTCTTTAAAAGATTCTTTCTACCTCTTGCAAAAGTTATATATTCCTTGAGTTTTTTTTCAGATTCTTTTATTTCAGCTAGTTTCTCAATAGCTGAATTTATTTCTTTATCATATTTAGACTCTATTTCTTCTAAATCATTAATCATTTTTAATATATCACATGCAAACAATCCAGTAATGCTAGCTCTTAAATATTCTATTTCTTCTCTTGTTTCTGAAATCTCATTATTTAACTTCTTTATATCTTTTCTAAGCTTAAATACATTAGATAATTTCTCTTTATCATTTTCTGGATCTTCCTCAGTTAATATTTTTCTTTCAACTTTCTTCAATTCTTCAAGTAATAATTTCTCTTTTTCTTCTCTATCTTTAATTTCTTTTTTAATAGTTTCTTGCTTTCCATTATATTTATTGAAAATATTATTAATTTCTTTATCATAATTCTTAAACATATTTTTACCACCTTCTGATTTTTTTACATTTTTCACATTAATATTTCTCATTTTCGGGGATTTTTTTTACCTGAAGTTTAATACGGGTATTTTTATCTTTCTTTTTTAACATTTTTATGGCCCCCGGGGTATCACTCCTAGCATATTAATCTTACTGGAGCATCGTATATTTTTTTAAATAAAATATACAAATTACTGTATTCTTTTTATAGGAGCAAAAGAAATTTTAATATAAGTAGTGTTGTTGTGTTTACTTATTATTAAAATATCTTTGCTTCTATAATATTAAAATTCCAATCCTTTACTTTCAAACTCCTTCTTTTTAAGTTCCAATAACTCTTTGTCATTAATCGCTTTACGTGGATTATCATTCCAATATTGTGCTTTCCTATTATTTAACCAATATTTCTGTGCTGATATATCAGGCTTGGCCCTCTTTTTAACCCTTATTGTCACCGGTGTTTCTTTTACTACCTTATTACCATTGTCATCAAAATAAACTATCCGTTCTTTCGATACTTCTTCTTCTTCTTCATATTCATACCCTAAAGCACTATTTAATAAGGTTAATTCTACATTCATATTTGCTTTCATTTTTGACTTGTCCAAAGCGGACAAAATTTCCTTATTTTTCTGCTTATATCGTCTTAAAGTTCTATCTGATATACCTAATTTTTCAGCTATTTGTTTTTCTGAATATCCCTCTAAAGCCCATGTAGCAATACTTTCAAGGTAATCCATTATATTTACTTTCCCATATTCCCACCCCCTTTCTAGTTTGTCCAAAATGTCCGCAATCTGTCCAAAACTATATTGAATATTGGGAAATATCATCAATTTAATTATCATTAAATTTTCATTATTTTTTCACATAATAATATTTTTTATTAATTTGCTCTTAAACCATTGATTTTACTGACTTAGAGTAGACTTTATATTTTAAACTCAAAAATACATATCTTACATTGTGTATTCTTCACTATATACCACTCTAACCATTACTATATCTATCTTGTAACTCCTTTTAAAACTATCAATAATTCATGCTCAAATATATGTATCCTCTAACAAATTTTTATCTATTCCCATAAATTTCTTACATGCTTATTAATTACCTCTTGTTCTAAGCCTATATACCTCAATGTTATTGCAGAATTACTATGATTAAAATACTTCCTTAATTCTGCAATATCTCCATACTTTTTATAATATTTTCTTCCAAATGCTTTTCTTGTTGAATGACACCCTATTCTTTTTATTCCATTTTTTTCAGCAGCTTCTTTTATGATCTTATAACATCTATCTCTCTTTAGATGATTATTAAACCCATTTCTACTTTTTATTAAATACTCTTCTGCACATTTATCCTTACAATACTCTTTTAATTCTCTTTTTAACTTATTACTTATTTGAACCTCTTTCCATTTGCTTGTTTTTTGCTCCCTAATTTCAAAACTATTTTTATTAAATACATCTTTAACTCTTAACTTAATCACATCTGATATTCTTAACCCAGTATGCAACATTACTAAAAATAATATATAATCTCTATCTGACTTCTTTTTTAAGTAACATAGTATATTTTCTGTCTCTTCATCACTTAACGCTTTAACCTCTCTCACATTCTCTTACCATCTTTCTTTTAAAAAATTATTTACGCTATTCTCAATTGTATTGATATATCTATTTAATTCCTTAATACTATTACTTAAATTTTCTTTATTAGTTAAATCTAATCTAAGTATGTACTCTACTGGTATTCCCTTATTAAATAAGTCATCAATAAACTCTTTCTTTTCATCTGGACTATAATCTTTATTTTTACTCATCTCACTTCTACCTGAACCCATTATTAAAATGGTTCAATATCCCTTTTCTTCGTTATATTTTCTATAAAATCTTCATCTGTCATTTCTGTTATATAGTTATCTAATCCATGAATAACCATATGATAAAGATTAAATCCTTCTCTTTCCTTTTTTATAATTATTTCTTTTTCTTCATCACTATATCTATTACTTTCATTCAAATACTTATAAGAAAATTCTCTTAATCTATTTGCTGGCTCTACTTCATCTAAATGTTTTAAAAGTATATAAGTTATATACTCTTGTACATATTCAACCCCAAGCTTTTCAGAAATTTTTTCTAATTCCTTTAATATTTGTTTATCTATATAAATACCTTCAGTTTCTATATTTTCTCTATAAAAATATCCATCTGAACCAAATGCACAATCATAATATCTTTTAGCACTAATATTTTCTATTACACTTTCAACATCTATAGAGTTCATTAACTTAACTGCTTCTTCTTGTGCGCCTCTATAATACACCTTTTGTATAGGGTCTTTTTTAAATCCTAATCTTGCAACTGCTTTTCTAACTGCTTCTCCAGTACATGGATATCCATTTTCTTTTAAATCTACTGCTAACGCTTTATATGAAACTCCTATAGATAACTTCTCAATAACTCTAAACTTATAAAATATTAATTCCCATTCCTCTAAACTATAATTAATTCTTCTATTTTTCATTTTTTACTGCTCTCCTATTCCAGTACCTTTTATTCCATTCTTTTCTCTTATCGTTATTTTCTTGATAATATTGCTTAAAATATTCTCTTTTCTTTTCTTTATTTTTGTTATAATACTCCCTTTGATATTCCCTTCTTTTCTCTTTATTCTTAGAATAATATTCTCTTTCATATCTTCTCTTCTCTTCTTTTTCAGCATCACTTAAAGAAAAATCGTTCTCCATATCCTCATCCCCCTTTATTGTTATTATTTTTGTTTTAACTTGTATTTGTATTAAATTTTACATCATATTTTTATAAATACTTTCATTTGTCCGTTTCTTTTTTACGGACAAATTAGAATACAAAAAAAGACCATCTTATCGCTAAAAATAAGATGATCTTTGTTATTCATATTAAAAATGGATATAGTTTACCCCAACCCATTCAAAGTGGACATTTTGAATTTAATATATATAAGTTACTAATACAATTAATAACATATATTAATAAATACATTTTACATGAACATATAACATACTTCAACTAGTTTTTAATTAACGATTCCTCATAAATCTTTATGTATTTATATAAAGCTGTTCTGCTCTTTAACTCTAATAATTTAGTGAATTGAGTTGCATTTACTTTTTTTCGTTTAAATTGATTATATAACTTCTTAAAATCTTTAAATTTTAATACTTTTTAAAATTCAAAAAGTACACCGGTGTTACAATGTAACATTTAAAAGCACTTCATTAATTAAGCGTAAATTCCTTTACATTATCCAAATCGCTAAAATCTTTTCCACTTGCTTCTTTTATAAATCTTTCTAACTCATAAGATGTTACTTTAATACTTCCTAACTTTAGCCCAGTCAAGTGAACTGATTTTATTAGCTTGTATACTAAATTTACATTAACCTTTAATTTTACTGACACTTCTCTTACTGTTAATAATTCCATATTAACTCCTCCACTATTTCTAAATATTCCAATCATTTTTTTAATTCTTCATCTATATCAGCAACAGCCTTCTCTTCCTTACTCATTCTTAGTATGATTTCTCTAATTCCATCTTCTGAAAAAATCATTTCCTATACTCCTCTTTCGCTAATTTTTAAAGCTCTTTTTTTCCAGTAACCATTTTTATACTGTTTTCTTTTATCTCAATATAACCTCTAATAAACCAATAAATGAAACTTACTGATTCATCATTATTAACTTCATCTATATATTTTTTTATATATTCTCTTTTATCCATTATCTTGCCACCTCAACTCTTTTATATATAATTTCTTTCTTTATTTTTCTATTGACTTTCTCTCAATATTGTCTTTTGTTTAAATTCATTATTTACTAAATAACATGCTGTTTCTAAATGAATTGTTGCCATTGAATTATTATCAAACTTTCTTTCATAATTTGATTCTATATCATTTGGAGTAACTAGAAATCCTATTCCTAAATCCATTTCAACAGCTTTCTCTATACACATTCCATTATCTTTTTTTCTTCTTACAATACAACTCGCATAAGCTTTTTTTATAATTCCCGCTTCATAGTGATTAAATGATATATTTAATTTTTTATAATTATTAGAATCAGTGTTTAGCTTTTTATTTATTTTTCTTGTAATTCTTTCTAAATCACCAATATAATGAACTAAATACATATACACCATATCATAATTTTTACACTTTTCTATGTTTTTATATAAATTGCTTTCTTTGAATTTATTTGTATATGGATATGGTGAATCTAAACCACTCCAATGAAGGCAAGCTAAAAATATAGGGGAATAATCTCTATTACAACCTTCTATCTCTCTCCACTCATCAAACTCTTCATATACAAAAGCATGAATTAACTCATGTCTTATTGTTTCTCTTAAATGTTTAATTCCACTTTTCTTATCATTAAATCCATTGCAATACATTTCGTAATAACTTCTTGATAGCTTGGTTAAAAATATTTTATGTTCATATGTCCACTGTCTTTCATCTACTCTTGTATTTTTATAATATCCAAGAGTATTTTTACTCTTATACTTTAAATCTAAATCAATAGTAACTTTATTTCTTAAAAATGGCTTTCTCTTATACGGTCTGAATTTCTTTCTTAGTTCCTCTAATTCCTTCTTCAGCAATTTATCTAATAGTATTGTGAACTCCTTCTTCCTAATCACAATATCACCTCTTACTCTTCATCTACATATACTCCATAATACCTACCAGTCTTACTAGGCTTACTTATCTTATTTATGTTAATCCCCTTAGATAAAACTTCTAGTATTTTAATCTTTTCTATTTCATTTCATATTTAATCTGTATCTTTGCCATACGTAATCCTCTTCACTTCTACCTATAAGATAACTTCTACATTATCTATTTCATTTAAAAACTTTAAATTGCTTAATCCTGCTCTTAAACCTTCTCTAAAATAGAATTTGCATAACTCTATCCATTCATTTGAAATAGAAGCTTCTAACTCTCTAATCAATCTTTGTTGATCTTCTGTAGTCTCTTTCTCTAAAGCTTTATTTAATTTTTCTGTTATTAAAGTATTTTGCTTATAATCTAAATTTGTATCTGTAAAATCTTTTTCTAAAGTTTCTTGTATATGTCTAAATTCATTTTCTACTATTCCATCTACTATATTTACTATATTTTCATAGTTCATTTTCTTATATCTCCTTTAATTTACAATTGATTTTTTAGGAGCTTATAGGATAAACTATAATTGCTAAATTACTTTGTTATCCTATGGATAGCTCATTGCTTATAGATATTGGTACTATCTATAAGCTTTTTTCTTTTTAAACTTTCTTCTTTCACCTAACATTATCTTTCCAACTTCTATTTTTGTAGGCTTGTCCGCATTTTTATACTTTTTGCCTATCTCTAAAACTCTATTTTCTAATTCCTCATTATTACTCTTCTCCATTTCATCACCTTACTATTGCCAATTGCTTATTCTATAGTTGTTAGCTCTCCATCTAAAATTTAATATATCCTTTTTACTTGCTCTACTCTTCTTAATCAATATATTTACACATTCAGGATTTTTATCAGCTAAAGGAGAATTATAATCTATATTTTTTTTATTCTCTTTTACTAAATACTCTCTTACTAGCTTATTATCTAATTCTACATTTCTATACATACCCAAAACTATGTCACTATCTCTATATATAGAAGCCCCACCAGCTATGTCATTAACTGCTATCTTATCCCATAAAGCTATATTTTTATTTTGCATTTTATAAGCTGATTCTTGCTTTCCTTGAGCTAATATAACTATTGGCTTTTTAATACTTTTTGCTAGTTTTTTAAATAATCTTGTACATTCAGTTATCTTTTGATGTTCCTCTTTGTTATTACCAGTAATGTTAACCAAATTTATATAGTCTATAAAAACAATATCAATATTATTTTTCAAAACCTCGTATTGTATTTTACTTGTTATATCCACTAACTCATCTTCTTCACTTACCAATAAGCCTTTATCTCTAGATAAGTAACCATTTGCCATTATGACTTTATTTAGCTCTTCATCTTGTAATTTTCCATACTTTATATTTCTAAACGGTATATTGGTTAAATTTGATATTATTCTATCTCTTATCTGCTCTTTCGGCATTTCAAGACTAAAAAATAATACTTTCTTTTTTTGTCGTATAACATTTAATGCTATTTGTGTTGCTAATGTAGTTTTACCAACTCCACTAAAAGCAAATATTGTTACAAGATCACCACCACTAAAACCAGTTATGTTATTATCTAAATCCCTTAACCCTGTTCTTAATGGATTTATTTCTCCTTTCATTCTTTTATCTAGTACATTTAAATATTCTTCCTCTTGCCCCTCTACGGTTTCTGTTGCTGATTCTGTTGTCATATCAACTATTAATGTATTAACAACTTGTTGAATCTCTTCGGGGCTTTTATCTATATTCAATTGAATATTCTTAGATATATTAATCAAATGCCTTTTTTGACTATATTCTTTTAATGCTTCAACATAAGCTTTTATATTACTGGTTGTTATTACTCCACCCATCAAGTCACTAATTTTAGTAATACCACCAACCTTATCTAAAGTATTATTTTTCTTTAAATATTCTGCCAATATTACAAAATCTGTTGTTTGTTTTTCTCTAAATACTGTTTTTATTGCATTAAAAAGTAATTTATTCTTATCAAAATAGAAATCACTCTCTTTTACCTTTAATTCCATAATTTGAATAAAGCATTTAGTTTCACATATTGATATACCCAGTATTTGCTCTTCAACTTCAATACTATATAATTTATCTCTATCCATTATTCCTCCCTATTTGCCATTAACTGCTCCATTAAATCTCCTATACCTTTTTCTTTAGTTTCTTTGGGATTATTCTTTGATTTCCACGATAAATAATTCAAATACTTACTACCATCATTTAAAAACTTTGGAAGTTGTCTAGTTCTATCCTTATCTGTCTTAATTAAAAATTCATCTAATCCCCATTTATAACTACAATATTCATAATCACTATTTAACATATCACCATAATTGTTTATAGCTTCTATAATTTCATCTTTAGAATATTCCTTTAAAGTTTTATCTATAGATTTTTTTATACTAGCTGTAATACTTCTATGTTTTTTTATATTTTTGCTAATCCAAAAGTCAAAAATACTATTATATATATTTTCTTTTATTTTCTTTTTATTTTCTTTTTGTGGTTGGGTTTCCCTACTAGGTGTTGGTTGGGTTTCCCTACTAGGTTGGGTTTCCCTACTAGGTTGGATTTCCCTACTAGGTATTAAAACGTAATATTTACACCCTTTACCCTTAAGTGTTTCGAAATTTAAAAATCTTTTTTCAACTAAAGATTGTCTAGTATTAAAAAATGTTTTTCTATCCTTTATTGGTGTCATTCTCATTAATTCTGATACACTTAAACTGCAATATCCATTTTCAGCATTTATATAACTAAATATAAGTAATAATAATGATTTTTCTGTAGTTGTAAGTTGACACGCTCTAGCTATATAATTAAATTGTTCCCATCTATTTTTAGCCATTAATAACACCATCTATTCTGATACAATGACATCAAGTGATAATTCTAAAATCTTAACTAATTTATTTACTGCAATTATTGAATCTGCAATATTATACTCACTCTCTCCCACACAACCACTGAATCTTTTATAAAATTTTTCTGCCTCCTTATCTGATATATGAACTTCAAATGTTTTTCCACCTAAAGTTATTGGGATTACAGTCATAATTTTTGTATCACCATATGTTTCAAACTCTTCTGTAAATTCTATTACATTGCTCATTGACTCCTCCTATTTAAACACCTTGTTAAATAACCTTAATCCTTCCCAAGAAGGTTCTTTGTCCATACTCTTACAATTTTCTATATATAAACTTAATATCTTAATACTCATGCCTTTACTACCTTTCTATAACAAATTTTCTCCTATATGCTCATCTAAAAAATCATCTAACTTTGATAGTACAAATCGAATATCTCTACCAAATCTTAATACTGGAGCTCCTTCTATCCTTGCTAATCTTAAAACCTTTGTATATGAAATTCCCCATGCTTCTGCAAGCTCTCTTGGTGTGCAAGTTTTTTCTAAAACTTTTCTTCTATACTCCTGTATTTTTTTATTTTGTTCTTTTAATTGATCCATGCTATCCCCTCCATAATTTAATAGTTACCTTTTCCAATATATCTACTTAGAACCACTGTAGTATGATTTTATAGTGGAGCTTGTCCTATTTTTTTATAAAGTATTGCACTTTACTTATGTCTTACTCTGTAGTGTCTTTTGATATGATTTATTTTCGCAACTAATAGCGAAATTTTTTAGATATGTTTATTGCCATAAGTGGCAACGATTATTTTTAGTTCTGTTTGATAGTGAATATATTCACTTTCTTACTCTTCTATAATTACTATTTCTTCAACATCAACATTTAATGCTTTTGCCAATAACCCTATAGTCTTAGGTGTTGGAGACATTTTACCATTAATAGTTTTTGATATAGTTGTTCTTCCAAGTCCAGTTTTTTTTACTAAATCATTAAGCGATAAACAAGATCTTGCTTGTGCTATTTTTATTTTTGATAAATTTATATTCACATTAACACCTTCTTTCCTACAAACGTATGATTTATTTTGCAGTTTTATTATATTCCCACATTTGTATAATTTCAAGTATTTTTTAATATTTTTTTTAAAAAAGTTTTACATTTGTGTGAATTTGTTTATAATATACTTATAGGAGGCATCTATATGGATATTGGAAAAGAAATAAAGGAACTACGAAAAAAAAATGGTTTATCCCAAACAGAATTAGCTCAAAAATGTAATTTATCTAAAAATGCAATTTGGAATTACGAGAATAATAAGAGAACCCCCTCTATACTAACAATAAAAAAAATCGGTGAGGTTCTTGGTGTTGATTTAGGATACTTACTTAATCCACCACCGCTTCTCAAACTTGATCAAGAAGATATAAAAAATATTAAAACAGCAGGTTTTGGAACTATCATAGATACACTAGATTTTGATAATAAAGATTTATCACTACCTAAGTTTGTTGAATTTTTAGCTGCATCATCATTCCCTTTTGATATTGATGATAGCGAAATTAAGTTTATCTATGATAGAACTATAAGTTTTTTAGAATATGAGTTTTTCAAACTTGGTTATATAAAATTTTCAACTGACGAAATAGATGATTAATTTTTTATAAAGTTAAAAATCAGTATTCAGCTTGAAATATTAATGCAATTACTTATCTAGTTATAGATTAGGACGCCAAAATATTTTGCCGTCCTATTTCTCCCCCTGTGGGGAAAACCACTAATCTCGTGGCTTAAGTTTACATTTTTAAATTACTGTTAAATAAATATATCACTACAATTAAACTATATATCAATGGAATTTCCCTTTTATCTTTAAAATTCGAGATTGCTTTTAGTGACCTCAAATCAAATTTTAACTTAATCTGAGCCGGTATTTTGCCGTATCATATTGTAATATAAATATTAGATTATATAAGCATTTTTAAATTTAAATGATAAATTATATTAATAAATAGAAAGAGGTATTCAGAATGGCAAGGAGGACAAATGGAGAAGGCTCTGCTAAGTGGGTAGTTAAAAACGGCGTAAAGTATTGGCGTATTACTATTACCACTAGCTATGATCCTTTAACCGGAAAACAATTAAGAAAAGATATTTACGGTAAAACTCAAAAAGAAGCTAAAGAAAAATTAAAAGCGTTCCAGGAAAGTAATACAATTCATAGTGATAATTCTACTTTAGGCAATTTCTTTTATGAATGGCTATGGAATATTAAAAAACAAGAGTTAAAGGCTTCAACATTTGATAGAATTGAAGGAATATATAGAAACTATATAAAACCTACTAAAAGCTTAAATAGTGCTAAATTAACTAATATAGATACTTTATATTTACAAAAAATAACTAATAAATTGTTAGAAAATCATACTATTAATCAAGTTAAGAACTTAAATAAAGCTTTAAGTAATTGTTTTAAATATGCTGTATCAATAAATAAAATTAAATCTAATCCTGTAACTGGTATAGTATATCCTAAAACTCATGAAGTTATTGACGAGAAAATAAACTATATAACCGAAAAGGAACAACAAGATCTTATAAAGGCTCTACAAGGAGATAAATGTGAAGGAGTAATATTACTAGGCTTAATGTGTGGTATGCGACTAGGAGAAGCTATGGCACTACAAGAAAAGGATATAGACTTCGATAATAGATTAATCAAGATAAATAAATCAGTAAAATTAGTATGGACTGGTGAATTAACTAAAGATAACAAAAGAATATATGAGAACAGAGTAACTATACCAAAGACTAAAACAAGTATAAGAGAAGTTCCTTTCCCTTCTATGCTTGTGCCAATTCTTAAAGGAATTATTAAAAAGAATAAAGAAAATAAATTGAAATATGGTGATGTATACTTTGATAACAAATTAATCTTTTGCAAGGAGCATGGTGAATACATAGACAATAAACAACCTAATAGAAGATTAAAAGCAGCATTAAAACGTGCTGATATAGAGGCAGATATAAATTATCATAGTTTAAGACATATATTTATAACTAACTGTATAAGCAATGATATTAATATTAAAACTGTAATGGACTGGGTTGGTCATGCTGATATAAATGTTACTATGAAAATATATGCTGAAATTAATAAAGAAAAAAATCTTAAAGAATATGAAAAAATCAATAGTATGTTTAAATAG